CTCCTGCAAAACCGTCTTTATCATAAAACGCTACAGTGATTTGAATACCTGCTCCTGCTCCCGCAAGGTCAACATCAGTTACGATAGCTTTGTTAGAAGCTGAACCGTCATTCTTCTGAATGAAGAGAGTTTGGTTCTTTCTAATAGCTTGCGCTGCTGTAGCTGAGAAAGGGCTAGTTGCCGTAGTAGTAGCACCTGCAGGTGCAACCGGGTCATTGATTTGGAAAGTAGCAGTATTGGCTCCATTATTTGCAGCAGTACCACACTGAGTGTACTTAATGTGGAGTCTACCTTGCTCTGCCCATTTGATAAGGTCAGAGTTAGAGGGCATCTCCGCTCCTACCATACGTAGGAAAGATGAAATAGTACGATTGCCATATCTTTCAAACTCCTTCTCGTAAGTATCAGGAAGATACTGATTCAAGAAGTTGAAGTTTGTGATATAGTTCGTAGCTAGGGGGACTTGCTGCGCTGAAGGCTGCAAATCAAAATTGCCTGTAATAGCCATGTTCTATATACCTCTTTCGAGGATTTTTTTAAGTTTTGTTACGACTCCGAATTTTTAAGCCACGGCCTGAGTCAGGGTTCATAGCTTTTACTTGCGTTCCTCCTTTGGTAGTAACTTCAGGTGCATTGCGCATAGACATGTCAGTATTCTTCATCTTGCGCATTGTACTATCAGCTTGTACCGATTTGCCTTGCTCATAAAAGAACTTGGCAAACTTTTCAGGATTCATCGCTAGGGCCAACGCTCTGTGGTATCCTGCTGCATCTTGAATAAGACCATTCTCATCCGTAAACTTTTTTAGAAAGTTCGTCGCATCAGATTGTGCTTTCTTCAATTCAGTAGCATCACCGGGTGAAAAAGTTACTTTCTTGTTTTCGTCAAGCGTGAACTCAAAGCCCTTGAACTCACTTCCAAAAACATCGTTAGTTTGCTGTTGGAAAATTTCTTTTCTTTTTTTCAGCGACTCTTCAAACGAGTTTGACTCCTGTATATATTGATTATATGCCTCCAACTTTTCTTGGTCTTCCTTAGAAAGAGAAGTCCCACTCGACTCAAGGGGCATCCTGTATTTTTCTTTCTCAGACTCAAAATGGTCTTTGGCTTTAGCAATAGCTTTTTTCTTATTGAGCTTGATTTTCTTAATAGCAGACTCATCATCTAAGTCGGCATCATAAGAGTATGCTTCCATCAAGGTATCAATGTCTTCATCATCAAGACCTTTCTCGGTAGCTACCAAGTACTCTCTAAGTATTTGGTCAGGCTTCATTTCATCATAATCCTTATTAAGGCTTACGTAGTCTTTGAATCCTCGACCTGTTTCTTTTTTATACTTTAGATAAGCTGATACATCTTCAGGCAACTCTTCTGCTTCTTGCCTTTCAGCAAGCAGTTGGTCAACTGAATCAATCTGCTTATCGTAGCGATTTTTAATATATGAAAGAACGTCTTCGTCAGACATTTCTGACTCAGGGGTCTCTTGTGTCGGGGTCTCAGCTTCTACAGCTTGAGTCTCCTCTACTTGAGGTTTGTCTTCTGAAACCACTGCTTGTTCTTGCTCATGCTTTTCAAGAAGTGCTTTCTCAATTTCTTGTTGGGACTTTTCTTCCGTCTCAACGACTCTTACTTTTAATTCCATAGATTAGATTTATTACAAAAATAATAAAGAAAATTTAGACTTATCTAGGCGAAAACTCAGCTAAGTCAAAACCATCTAAACTATCTTCATTTGATTCAAAATTTTGTGGTGGAAGATTATTCTTCCTTTGATTAATAAGTTTACTCTGTTCAGTGTTCTGTTGACTAATACGCGCAGCTTTAGCATCCTCTCGTTGAGTCTCTCTACTTTGCAAAGCACTCTCAGATATATTACGCAACTGCTGATTGTAGTCGAACTCCTGCTGCATCAGCATCTGCTTAAGTTGAGCTTCGTTCTTCATCTTCTCAATCTCAAAAGAAATCTCCGCTTGCTTAACCTGCATCTTAGATTGAGTCTCAGCCTGTAGCTTCTGCATAGCAGCTTGAGCGGCAAACTGCTGAGACTTCATTTGTCTTTCAGTTTCCATAGCTTGCTTCTGCAACATCATCTGCTCTTCTTGGTCTTGCTTCTGCTTACGCTTTAACTTAAGTAGTTGGTTGGCAAGCTTGATGTTTTTAAGCTCTCTAATGTCAATTGCATCTTCAAGATTGATGTCATTTTTAGATAGAGCCATTTGAATATTGGCCTCAAGCTGACGCTTCTCTTCTTCGTCCGGAGCTACTTCAATGAATACTCCAAAGTCATAGATATATAAATCAGAAATCTCTCCTAGGATACTCACGTTAAACTTACCAATCTGATTGATAAACTCATCCGTAAAGTCTGAGTATTCTAAAATATCCGAAATCCTATATGATAAACCTTCTGCAAGAGTTCTATACATGTACAGACTTCCATCGAGAATATGTCGAGTGGCTGTATTTGAGTTAAGTGCTGCCAATTTCTGTACGCCCACCAAAGAGTTGGGGTCAGGGGTGCTTCCGTCTCTTGCTTCATTAAGTCCTGTTACAGAACGTATCATATCAAGATAGTGATTGTAGTTAGCAATCAACATCTGTGTTTTAGATGCGCCTGAGTTAGAGGTAAGCTGTTGGATAGGAATCTTCCCTTGGTTGTAGTCACCATCCTGAGTGTAGCTTCTTCCTACGACACTACCTGTTTGGAAATACATTCTTAAGGCATCCTCCGGATTGTAAGCATTACCCGTTCCAAGGTCTACTTCATTCAATCCGTCCGCGTCAATGTATACCCCGTCAGGAACTGTGCGGGCAATAACCTGCTGCAGCTTAAGGTGTGTCATCTGAATAAGGTCGGCAAAAGGAATCATCCTTCTTACCAAAGATTCAATTACACCTTTGTACATACGAGGTGCTACAGCTACATAGTTAGGGATAGCGTGCTGACTAGCCGACTTCGGTCTAACCATATTCTTAGCCATCTCCCACTTCAGGATAATGTTAGTACCCATGACCATAACGCCATCATACCAAACATCAATTTTCTTAGATACTTTCTCGAAGTTTCCTTCTTCCATCATTTCATCAGGAGGATTGAAAGTGTCATCCTTCTGAATCATTTTTACATTACCGTTATCAGATGTCTTCTTTTTATATACAATGTCATTGGTGGACTTGTAATTGAAGTAAAGTAGAGTAACAGTATCTCTGTAAAAAATATCGTTGTCGTAATACTGAGCTACATTAAAGTAATCGTACCACTGCTGACTATACTTAGAAATCTTTTCAAGGTCTTCCTTAGTAAGTGTAGGGTCAATCTTAATGAGTTCATTAATATTTACAGTCTTAACCTCTCCCCAATAAAAACAATCTTTGAAGTGAGGGTCTTCAGTGTAGCTATAAATAACATTAGCCGGGTCAACATAAGATACTTGAACTCCGCTACCCTTTAGGAACTCATGTTTAGATACAGCAATCCCGCATACCGTGAGGTCATAGTCTAATCGTTTACGTATATCTACGTAGTGATTTTCTTCAAAGATGGTATTGATAGCCTCTTCTTCAGCAATTTCAATAGCAGGCTTATAGTTAAGCTGCATGTACAATGCCAACTCTTCGTCTGACTCCGGAAGCTCATCAGGTTCAGTTACAAAAGGATTTGCTCCTGTGGCCTCTTGAATCTTACTAAGCAATGGTTTAGCAACCATCTGACCTTCAATAAGGTCTTGGTACTTACTTCTTTTAGCTTGAGACAAGGCATCTTGAGCGTAAGCTTTAACTTGGAAAAGTCTATCGGACATTCCATTTACCACGATGTCTACAAACTTTGGTAGGATAGGAACGGGTGTCCAATCCAAGTTTATGTAAGACAAATCGCCATCAACGGCTAACTCTTGTTTATACTTTGCTATGGACTGTTCACCTCGTGCGTAAAGACGCAAGCGATGAAATGCTCTCCATTGGTCGTAAAATCTACATTGACTCCCGTCCTTCTTAAACCACTCATACTGAATGGCTTGTCCAACGGTTAAACCAAACTCATCAGAGTTCTTTTCAGCGTCAGACACAAATTGACTTGGAAACGCCGTAGATGATATGCTAACTTTAACATCTTTCATCTAATCAGTTCACTAGTTGTACCTTTGTTATTATACCTCGCAAAGGTAAGGCTTAATTTATTGGTCTTTTTCTCCGGCTGATAAAGGTGTTTTTGACAAGCCATAATAGCAAGACCGGAACTAATTGATGCGTCAAATTTAGTTCTATTGGTAATATCAAACTTTGCCCAATCTTCCAATGTTCTTGCAAATAACATAGAACCCATTTCGTCGGAATCTCTAAACACGCCATCTAAATCCATTCCTACATATTTTTCTATGTAAGATTCAATAGCTGAAGCATGGGCTTGCTTTACATCTTCTGAAGAGTTAGGTATACCCCCAAGTTCTTTTTCAGTGCGTGACAATTTATTGTAGAGCTTATCAGGTCTATTTAAACAGAAGCCTCTATAGCCTCGATTCTTAAAATGGTATAGAAGTCTTGGCTTGTTGTTCTCAATAAGGATAGGCATCCCGTAGAAAACACATGCCATCAAAACTTCTTCATAAAATATCTCTGCTGTTTGAGGGCGAGCAACATACTCTAGAAAAAACTCATTGCTTGGGGCATCATCCATATTGAACTTTGTTAATCCGTGAAGTGCTCCATTAGAACCTCCTCCACCTACAACTCCTGAGATGTCATAAGAGTCACAACCAAATGCTCCGATGTGGTCATTACCGGGGTTTTTAATTCCGTTACGTTCAGTTTTTCTGTTTTGCAAATCTTTCTTAGGTATCCACGAAACCTTAAATCTTCCTGACTTGTCAGGTGACCAAATCACTTGAGAGTCTTTTACCCCATCTTTCCAATGGAAGCTTCCTCTTGTAATGTGCTGTTCTATAATTAAAGAGTCATTGTAATCTATTTGTTGATAGATGCGAGTAAGGTTAAAGATAGATTGTTTGCTCTCGTCTCTAAAGGCATGAGATTCAGTACGAGGGAACTGACGATAAAATTCATTCAAAGCATCAGCGTCGGATTTTAGAGAGTCAACTTCTGCTTCCCAATAATCAACTG